CAATGTTGGCCGGCATAGGTCACCCGAACGCCCCGCTAGTGGTGCGTACCGCAAAGTTGGCGGGGCCGCTTGTGCGGTTAAACGCGTTGAGCGCGTCGTTAACGACTTTGCCTAGCTCGGCGTCCGAACGCACCACGGCGGCGTTTACGGTTACCGATTGGGTTACGGCGCCGGTGGACGGTTCGCGGGTGATGATTGCGCCGCCGCTAATCGTGGTGGTTGCGATGGGGCCGGCCATGGTGCCGCCGGTAATGCTGCTCTCAAACGTGGGGTCGGGAACGTAGGTGGAGGGTGGGGCTTGGGCCACTTTTTTGCGGGCTTCGGCGAGCCGTTCGAGCGCGGCGGCGGCTCGGTCGGCCTGCCCGCTGTCCACCATGACGGTTAAACGCTCTTGCAACGCTTGGCTAATGGTGCCGAACGCTTCGATTGCTTTGCCGAGCTGTACGTAAACCTCTTCGGTGGCCTCTTCGATTGCTTGCAAGTCCCCGGACGCGATAAGCGCCGGGTCGTGCAACGCGGCGACGGCTTCGGTGAAATCGTCTACGGCGTCGTCTTGGTCAATGGCGGTAAGCATCCGTTCGAGCTGCGGGTTGAGCTCGAAAAGGTCGCGGTACACCTTATTTACCTGCGTGGCAAGGTTCGCTTGCGCGGTGGCGGCGTCGTCGGACGCGTCGGCCACGTTGTTGAGCTCGGCGGCCGCGGCGTGCGCCTCATAGCGGGCAGCGGCCATTTCGTCATACTGACGTTGCGCCTCTTCGGTCACCACGGCCATGCTGCCCGCCGCGTTATCCGATGCCTCTTCTAGCCCCTCGGTTTCTTTTGCGAGCTTGTCGGTTTCGTCGGACGCAAGCCCCAACTTTTTAGCAACCCAACCGATAGCGTCCCCGACTTTTTTGAGCACGCCAAACAACGTTTCCACGGCTTTGGTGACAATGCCAAATTTCTTTTCGAGCAAGATAAGCCCGGCGACAAGCCCGGCGATGGCTAGCACAATCCACGTGATTGGGTTAGCCAGTAGCGCGGTGTTAAACAACCACGTGGCGGCCGTCGCAAGCGCTTGGTAGGTGGCGTAAAGTTTCATTGCTGCGTTAACCGCAATAACGGTGGTAGCGAGCCCGGCCAGTACGCCGGCGAGCACAAGCACAACGTCGGTGTTGTTAGCGACAAAATCGGCCATGTTTGAGAGCAACGGCAAAATTGCCTCAATGACCGGCAAAAGCGCCGTGCCTAGCTCGGCTTGGACATCGGCAAATTGGGCTTGCAGCCGGCGGGTTTGGTTCGCTAGCCCGTCGCTTGTCCGGGCAAAGTCCCCTTGCGCGTCGCCGGTTTGCTTAAAAATTGCGGATTGCGCCGCCAAAATCTTTTGTTGGTCGGTGAGCGCCCCGGACCCGTCATAGATACCGAGCGTCATCGCTTCGGCTTTAAGGGTGGCGTCGTTCAGTAGGACACCGAACCGGCGCATTGGTTCCGCTTCGCCGCGTAGCGCCGCGCCGATGGCGTTAACGGCCTCTTCGGGGGTGGTGTTGTTAAACGACGCTAGGTCGGTGGCAAGCGTCGTGAAATCGTTAGAGAAACCGGCGAGCTCTTCACCGGATAGGCCGGCGGCTTTGCCGAACGTGCCGAACGTGCCGGCGGCGTCTAGCACGGCTTGCTTGGATTGTCCGAGCTTGTCGGCAGCGGTGTCCGCGAAACGGGTTACCTCGTCGGCACCCTCGCCGAAAATGACACCGACCTTAGACATGCTTTCGGAAAGGTCCGACGCGGCGCTAACGGCGGGGACGGCTGCGGCGGCCAAACCGCCGAGCGCGGCCACGGCCGGCACAAACGCCTTTTGCATGACGAACCCGGCCTTAGCCGTTTTCGTTTCGAGCTGCTTAAAGTCGGCAATGGCCCGGTCGATACCCTTGCGGTTAAATTCGCTAACGATGGGAACCCGGATAGCCAACGGTTTTACCTAATTCTCTCTACGCGTTTGTTAATAGCGTATTCCATCTCGGCTATGGCATCTTCGATACCTTGCTGCACGGCCGGCATATGTTCCTCCGCGGCCCGCCACATAGCCCGGGACGCGTCGCCGTGCTCTTTGCGTAGCTTCTCAACCATCGCACGGCCGCGGGCTTTGCCCTCGCTTCGCCGGCCCGGGAACTTGCGCCCTGCCCGGTCGTAGACGCTGCCGCCGGCGTCCCGCATGACCATTGTGAAAAGCGGGAACGTGTCACGCTTTTTGTCGCGGATACGTCCACCTTTGTAGCTCACTTTTATTGAGCTTTGGATTTTGCGCCGGTTGTAGCCCCCGGTGCGGCGGGGCCAACTGCCCCAATTGTCAAGCCCCGATTGCTCGGGGATGAGCGCCCGGGCCTCTCGAACCATCGGTTGCGCCGCCAAACGCATTTTGGCAAGCGTGGCTTTGCGTAACGCCGGGTCAATTTGGCGTAGCTGTTTAAGCATCTCGTCTAACCCGTACATTTGGACGCTTGCTAGCGTCCCCATGTCCACCGGGTTAGTTCTACTTGCCACGCCGTTGCCTATTCTGCTCGTCTAAAACCGCCGCGACGGTTTCCAAATCTTTGGTGTCAAACGGTATGTCCGGGGGCCACCACGCGCAAGCAACTAGCAATTCGGCTAGCTGTCGGCGTCGTGTCCCCCGTCGGTAGGGGTTACGTCCTCGCCCCCGACAACCTCCACGTTGCTAATTTTTTTTAGAAAATCGTCGAACACGGCGGGGACCACGTGCCCATGTTGCTTGCTTGCCTCATACGCAAGGTAAGCCAAATCTTCCAAACCCATGGCCGTAGCCATTTGCGAGGCTTTGGCCTTAAATTTGCGTTCCCACGCGACCACCGTAAAAAGGTTGGTGGTCACCGTGTACGGCTCGGGGTCGGTAATGACCCTAAGGGTAAGTTGCATGTCGGGGCCTTTCTAAGGTTACGGGGCGATTGCCCGGGTGAGCGCACCCCCGCGGAACGTCAAATCGACGGTGGAAAGTGTGCCGAAATCGCCGTTAATACCGGTGTAGCTCTCCAAGTAGCACCCGGTGAGCGTATAAACCGGATTGTCGGCGGCGGGGGATGAGCCGGTCGCGCCGACAACCACGTTAAACGTGGTGCCGATGAGAGCCGCGAGATCGGCTTCGATTTCCGACGCGCCGTAGGCGAGCATGAGCGTGGCGGTGATTTCGTTAGCCTGCAAACCGGCGGTGTAGTTCCGGGCAGAGTCCCCAAACGTCGTGCTTTCGAGCGCTTCGATAGTAGACACCACCGAGCAAGTCGAACATTGCTCGGTGTAGTCGGTTCCGTCAATCTCGAAATACGGGTTGGTCAAGTTGGTAACGGTTGCCATTGTTAAGCCCTTTCGATGGCTAGGCGGGTTGTTAGGTCATATGCCGGCAAACTTTGCTCACCGATAAGCGCAATGCTAGGCGCTGCCGACACCACCGCGAGGGAACTACCAATAATCGTGTCCGCAACGGAAAGTAGGTAGTCGGTGGCGTCTTGGTTGCCGGGCGGTGGGGCCAGTACCCGGAGCACAACGGTGGCGTCCGGAATGTTGCCGTTAAACATTTGCGCGGTGGGCAGCTCAATAAAAACGGTGAGCGGCCGGGCGTTACGCGGGTCGGTTACGGGTTTAAGCCCTAAACCGGTGAGCACCGTTTTTATGCTTGCGATAGCGGCCGCGAGCGTGCCGGTGGCAGCCATTAGCCCACTTGTGGGCGGTTGGTGCCCAAAAGCTGCATGACTTGCCCTAGCCCGATGGTGTTCGCGCCCACGCTCATGCTCTCGAACGACTGGTAGCCGTCAATGCTGCCGCGGGTGCGGTACTGGCTTGCGGCGTAAAGCACGGTGCCAAGTTTTACGTCGGCACCGGGCACCGTGGACAAGCTGTCGAAATAGCCGGCGGCCTGCCGGCGTCGGTACGCAAACGCGTTAGCGGCTTCCACGCAAGTGGTAATAAACGCGGTGTCGTTAGCGGTAGCGGACTCAATGCCTAGCCACTCAATCACGTCGTCGGCGTCAATCCACGTGCACGTAAGCCCGTAGGTCACGGTTCCGCTGTCGGCGGTTCGGGCAATGTCGTCGCCCGCGTCGGCGTAAATAAGTTGGTTCGGATAGTAAAAGTCGTAGTCAAACACTAGATCGCCGCTGTCGGTGACCTCTTCGAGCGCGTAGCTCTCAACCGAAACGACGGTAAACGTGCCGTTTAGGGTGCTGTTAGTAAGCCCGGCAACAGTGACCGATTGCCCTACCGCTACGTCGTTCGGCTCCAAGGTTTGCACCACGCCGTAGCCGTCAACACGGGTTACGTGGGTGACGGTAAATACGGACATGGTGCAAACCTTTGGGGCCTAGGGGGTAGGTATCAGACGAACGCGGCCTTGCGGAACTTGCCGGCGTCAATCATGAGCGTGGCAAGGTACCCGCGGAACGCGAGAGTGCGCGAAAGCGTGCTTGCCTCGCTCGTGGAAATCGCGCCCTTTTGCTGCTCGAAAATCTCGAACCCGTCGGGCTGTCCGACAATCACGGTGTCGTTGGCAAAGTTGCTGTCCACGACCACAGTCATGCCGAACGCGGCGGCCGGCGAACCGGTCGGGCTCATGCTCCCGAAACTGTTCATCGGGCCGGCCTGCGGGAAAAGCGGACGGTCGGCGGTGTCCACCAAGAGACCGAGCGCACGCCACATATTCGGGGAAAGGAAAAGGTGCGTGGGCAGGTAGTCGGTGGCCGAAAGGATGGCTTCGGCGGCCGTGTAAACCCAACGGGCCCATTCTGCGGGGTCGGCAATATCTGCAACCGTAAAGTTGGTGGTGTTGGTGGCACCGGCAACCAAATCGTCGGCGCACTTATTGTCGGTTTGCTTGGCGTACTGGCGGGCCATGTCGTCAAGGATGAGCCCGAGCACCTCGGGGGAGCTCCAATCGATTGACTCTTCCGAGACAGTCACAAAACCGCCAAAAACGCCCTTGGTGACCTGCAAGTCGTCAACGACAAAGGTTCCATCGTCAAGCGCGACGTTCTCGCCGTTGCTCGCACCAATGGTGGTGTGGGTGGTCACCTTGGGGCGAATAAACACCTTGCCGGCCGCGGGCATGGCCTTGGGGCCGATGGCGTCCACGACCGGACGCAAGCCGCGCAAACCGTTGTAGACGGGGGCGACAATCGGCGTCGGAAGCACGCCGTCAAGGTCGGTGGTCACAACGTCGGGGGCCGCGGCGCGGAGCTTGGACGAAAAGTCCTGCCACGTAGCGCCGCCGCGCACAAACGCGGACACGTATTCGGCGGCCGACGGCATCGCAAAGTTGCGTGGCGCGGCCGGGACGGGGGCGGTAGCGACAACCGCGGGGGCTGCCTCTTCCACCGAAACGGTGTTGTCGATATCGGACATAGGGTTTGTTTCCTCTTCGGTTGGGGTTGGTTCGGTGTCGGGTTCGGCGTCATCGGGTGACGATGCCGCAACCTTAGTGATTACCGCACCGGCGAAAGCGGGACGGTAGACAAGCGAAAGCTCGTCCCATTGGGCGGCTTTCACGACCATTACGGGGCCGTCAAATTCGTGTTCGGTTGGTTGGATACCAACGGACACGCTGTCAATAGCGCCCATTCTTAAAAGCTCAACAATGTCGTCGCCGGCCCGGGTGCGGGCAATTTCGGCGGTAAACAACATGCCGGCATCGGTGGACTCTCGCGCCACGACTTTGCCGACAATGCGGCCGGTGTCGTGCTCTTCTAAAAGGCGCGGGTCGGGGCCGTCGGTCGGCAACGCGCCGGGCTCGATACGGACACGCTGCCCGCCCATAACGGTGGCTTCCACGTTGTACGGGGCCGCAATGCCGGTAATGCGGCGGCTTGGGGTGTCATCGGCGGACGCGTCAAGCGTCACGTTCTCGGCAACAAATCTAAGCATTGGGGTTTACCTCTCGGATTGTCTCAACGTCGGACATGGCGTTTTCGATTAGGTAGGCGGATACGTCTAGCTCCACGTGTTTGCCGCGGGCCGTGATGCTGTCCAAACTAAACGTTTCTTGGATGGCGTCAATAAACGGCTTGGCCCCGAATTGGTAAAGGTCTTTGCGGGCCTCTTGCACGTTTTGGTAGGTCATGCCGCCGGTTTCCACGCCGACAAGCCAAAACGGTACGTTTGCGACGCGGGCAAGCTCCCGGGCGGCGTACTGGCGGCCTTCGGTGAGCTGCAACACGCTTGGG